TATCTTAAAACAACAGATGCAGCATGGAACACATTCGTTCCAGAGCAGGTTAAATGAAGACGCTTAGACGCTCTATTAAGAAAGCAGAAGTGGGGGGCGAACCATTGCCCCCTGCTTTTCAGGCTTTTGAAAGAGCAGGAATTATTCTACGCAGAGCAGAAGTAACAGTTATTGCAGGCACTCCAGGTGCAGGCAAGTCATCAGTTGCATTAGCAATTGCAGCCAGGACTAAACTACCAACACTTTACTTTAGTGCAGATACAAATGCTCATACTATGGCTATGCGTTTAATTGCAATGGCAGGTAATATGAGTCAACAAATGGCAGAGAACTTATTAAAGAAAGACCCAGACAAAGCAAACGAAATACTATTATTAAACAATCATTTGTTCTGGTCATTTGAATCCACACCTACACTTAAAGATTTAGACGAAGAAGTATCTGCATTTGAAACAGTATGGGGCAGAAGCCCTACATTAATTGTTGTAGATAATCTAATGGATATAGCAATGGATGGACACGAAGAGTTCCAAGGTATGCGTGCTGCTATGAAAGAACTAAAGTATTTGGCTAGAGATACCAATGCTGCAGTGCTTGTATTGCACCACACTAAGGAAGGATTTGAAGGATATCCTTGCCAATCACGGTCATCTATTCAAGGTTTAGTTAATCAGATACCAGCGATGGTATTAACTATTGGGCAAATGAAACAAGGAGATGACAACTTCTTATGTGTAGCCCCAGTTAAGAATCGTTATGGTAAGGCTGACCAAACTGGCAACAACTATGTAACCCTTTCATTTAACCCAGAGTCTATGCATCTAGATGATGTTATGATTCGTTATATGCCACAACAACAGGAGTTGGGATGAGTAATCCACGCAAAGCAAAAGGTTCCAAAGCAGAAGCAGATGTAGTTAAATGGCTAAAGAAATGGTATCCCTATGCGGAGCGTAGGATTGCAGGTTCGCAGTTAGACAAAGGTGATATAGCAGGAGTTAATGGTGTAGTTATAGAGGTTAAGAACCATTATCGTTTAGACCTATCAGCATGGGTAAAAGAACTAGAAGTAGAAATTAAAAACGATAATGCTTGGACAGGTGTAGTTTTACACAAACGAATAGGTAAAGGAGATGTAGGTGAATGGTACGCAACAATGCCAGCAAAAATATGGATAGAATTAATAAGGAAGATTGATGGACAAACATGATGTTGCAGCCTATCTAGAGCATATAGGCGCCACCCTGCCAGCCGTGGGGCATGGTTGGCGCAAGATGAGATGTCCATTTCATGGCGACAAACACGCATCAGCAGCCATTAATTATGACGAGAATAGATTTAAATGTTTTGGTTGTGAAGTTAAAGGTGATGTATACGACTTAATAATATATAGACAAGGAGGTAGTTATAGTGAGGCTCTCAAGTTCGCAGAGAACTTATCTTTACCAGGCAGCGGAGGAATACGCAAAGCATCTTCATCTAGCAGAAGAGTATCTTTCAACCCGACATCTCTCGGTAGAAGAGGGAAAGAAATTTCATCTAGGGATAGTTAAAGAACCATTGCCAGGACATGAAGCATACAAAGGCAGACTAGCAATTCCATATATAACACCATCAGGTGTTGTTGATATTAGATTTAGAAGTGTTAACAACCATCCAGATGAACCTAAATATATGGGTGTACCTGGGGCTAAGACTACAATGTTTAATGCACAGGCAGTACTAACCGCAGGTAACTATATATGTGTAACTGAAGGTGAACTAGATACAGTAATACTATCAGCCAAGACTAGTCATCCATCTATTGGTATACCTGGAGTTAATAATTGGAAGCCATATTATGGAAAGATACTAGATGATTTTGAAGTAGTAATTGTATTAGCAGATGGTGATAATGCAGGTCTTGAGTTTGGTAAAAAATTAAGTAGAGAACTAGGTAATGTTAATTTATTGCAGATGCCAGAAGGACATGATGTAAATAGCATCATAGTACAAGAAGGAAAGGAGTGGATAGATGAGCGAATTAGAAAATGCATGGGATAGTGATGAAGAGTTTTGGGATTTTGTAGGAGAAAATAAACAGATGGTTGGCCTAGCCATATCAGATGGCCAAGGACTTGACATACTTAATGCATTACGAGATGTTTATGTAACAATAGAAAAAGAACCAGAGAGTGCTATGCGTATGCTTACACTATTAGGCACAGTTATATATGCTAGTAGTATAGGAGAAGGCAAACAGTTTACAGATGAAATACAAGTAGTATCAGCAATGGAACAATTTGATAATAGTATTAAGGAGATACTTGATGAAGAATCCAGGTGATATAGATACAATTACAAATGAACTAACAGCCATCTTGTTAAAGAAACAACAAGACTATGGCCCATTGAATATAGCCCACGCTCCAGGCGGGGCTATGAATGGACTACGAGTTAGGATGCATGACAAACTAGCCAGGCTAAATAACCTAGTAGATAAAGGCAACACGCCCAACTATGAGTCAATAGAAGATACCCTTATAGACCTGGCTAACTATGCGATAATAGGACTATTGGTGCAAAGAGGACAGTGGGAAGGTGCGGATTAAACAGTGAGTGAGGCGTGGGTACAAGAGTATGATTTGCTTGTATCCTCCCTTGCCTCCGAATATTACAGAAGATATCCAATGCTTGAAGCAGAAGATATCAGACAGACTTTGTGGATGTGGTTTGTTACCCATCCAGTTAAATATAAAGAATGGTCTAAGTTACCAGAAAAAGATAAAGAAAAACTAATTGCTAAATCATTACGCAACGCAGCAATAACTTTTTGCGAAAAAGAAAAATCCCAGAAGTCGGGATACGACTTACTTGATTTATATTATTACGACCCTTCAGTTATAGAAGCGTTCTTACCATCTATCATTGGTAATAGTTATGAGATACCTAATAAAATAAAAGACCTTAACTTTAAGGTAGGTAAAGGTGAAGTTACAGATGGAAATAATTGGCTAGTTTTACGGTCAGATATAGAAAAAGCATTCAATCAGTTGGCAGAGGCTAAACAAAATATTTTAAGGCTGAGGTTTTCAACGGACAATTGCGAGTGGAATGAGTTGGGCAAGGAGTTAAATACATCGGCAGATGGTGCACGTAAGCGAGTCGAACGTGCAATTAATTCTTTGGTAAGAAACTTAGGTGGCTGGCGTACATTTGTAGATATAGATAACATCGAAGCAGAAGAAGACAATGAGCCAAGAGAATCCTAAAGAGATAAAAGATTTATTTAAAAAAGATTACAGCAGGGCAATGGACTTGCGGGGTAATCCAATAGGAGATATCTGCGTATGTGGTTCAGAATTATTTACGGCTATAGTAGCATTTGAAAATGGCGAGATATGCTTTTACTTTTTAGATGGCGAATGTGTAGACTGTGGTTCGTTGGTCACACTACCTACTCCAATAGATGACCACGGAATGGATTGCGACTAATGCCTTATTATGATTTTGAATGTAAGGTCTGCACTAAAGTAATGGAAACAAATGATTCTGTCCCACCATTTTGTACCTCTTGCGGAAACTTAATGGTTCGTATATGGTCCTCTACACCAGTACATTTTAAAGGAAGTGGTTTTTACTCAACAGGAGGATAATAGTTTTGATTGATTACCCAACATGGAAAGATGTGCCATCATGCACTGGCATTGATGTAGAAGTATTCTTCACTGAAGAAAAAGGAAACTATGCCAACTTTGATTATGTTAAAAAACTGTGCAATAATTGTCCAGTGCAAGTCCAATGCTTTGACTATGCAATTGAGAATTTAGTTGAAGGAATTTGGGGTGGTACTACTAAACAAGAAAGGGATAAGTATAGAAGTAAACGTGGAATAATTGGTAAGACAGTTGTTCCCGCTTCTGTATTTAATGATGTCTACTATAGTAATGTTGAGTAAAGAAGAAGTTAGAGTGTGTACTTTGTTAGCGGTAGAACGCTGGCTAACTAAGTTCGGCTCTAAAGATAAACCTAACTATGCACAAGGTAAAGCAGATGGTAAGTTAGAGCCAGAAATAAATGCCAACATACGGGCAAATGTATGTGAATGGGCAGTTGCAAAACAATACAATCTAGCCTGGAATACACCTTGGTATCCAAATGCACTACATGTTAAACGCTATCCAATAGCAGATGTAGGTAGCAATGTAGAGGTTAGGTCTATTAGAACTCAAGATAGTATTCCATTTTGGAGTAAGGATAAAGGTAGAATTATTATTGGAACTAAATGTTTAGACACTGAATACTATTCTACTGTAGAGATATATGGTTATATAAAGCCAGAAGAATTTATGAAGCAAGAATATTATGATGGTTACATCAATGGTTGGCGTATACCACTAACAAATTTTAAGGAGTACGATGTCAAAACTATCTGACTTTGATTTAGACTTATCAGTTGGGCACGAGGGCGAGTCCCTAGTTAATCAATTACTAACTAATGGCAAAACCATAGAGGTTAAGACAGACCTTAAGTGGAAGAACACTGGTAACTTATATATAGAAACTGTATGTTGGTCACACAACAATGAAGAGTGGTATCCATCTGGTATATCTACAACTAAGGCTGAGTACTGGGCATTTGTATTAGAAGGAACTATATTGATAGTACCTATAGAACATTTACGGCGTGCCCTTACCATGTATGGTCATCCCATTACCTGTAATATAGAACCTAATCCGTCAAAGGGTTATCTGATACGACCAGATAAAATCCTGCAGGTAGTACAAGCGTTATCTAGGTAGCAGGGGAACTGCTTAGAAAACAAAAAAGACCCCCGCTTCTAGTATCTCTACTAGGGCGGGGGTTCTTCTTGTCTGTAATAGGCCTTTAAAGGCTAATTAGAGGTATATAACTAGTTACTTCCACGTCCAAATTCTGTGGCAGATGGGTCCAACCACTTAAGAACTGGCCCTGCAAGACCTGCTAATGCTGCTGCACCTAATTGCTTAGGGTCAGTAATCCCGCTCAAGTACAACGCAACTACCGCTGCTGCTGCTGCTCGGAACCATGTTAGTGCTACTTGCTTGAACTGTGGGTTCATTTGTTGCTCCTTTATTTTGTATTGCTATGTACCTTACAACAGGTACAAACTGGGTTTGTGTATGCTTTCTTTGCTGGCATTGGTGTAATAGATGCAACCAATGTTGCCAATGGATTAGGTTGATTTAACCACCAAAACCAAGGGCTAGTGTCATTAGACTTATTAGGATTGATAGAAATATGAAGATGTTTATTATGAGGATTACTGCCAGTATAGATACGATTACCAGACTTAGCCTTATCACGGGACCATATTTTTTTATTAAAGATAAGATAGGAAACTCTTTCATCTTCTTTTAACTTCTCAAATATTTCAGCACAATCAATTCCATTCTTTGGGTCATGCGTTAAGTCTACTGCTAATCCAGTATTATGGTCAGAGTTAGGGCTTGCCTTTGCATGAGCGGCAGATGGTAGTAAACCATCCGATAGTTTATTTCTTGTTGGTTTAAGTGCTGTTGCTTGACGCAATACTGCTATTGCAGCAGGTGTTGCCTTCTTTACTATTGCTTTCATATTGACCACCATCCATTGAAGCCAGCATCAGGATTGTCCTGTAGCCATTTCTCTCTTAAGTAATTTTGTTTAGGCCAACATATGTCGTGGCTTTCACAGCCACAACCTTGACAATCGTTGTCTATTTTTTCCTTATCCATACTTGCCATCCCTTACGCAGTATTTCAATTTCATTCTTATGTTTGTTTAGCCACGCATCTATTGCTGGCTTAGGGTTCTTATCTGTACCATCTGGGTGGTCCCACTCATAATCATCAAAGGCCATGATGCCTCCAACTTTAAGTAAGTCCCAAGATAAGTCAGCATCTAAGGTTACTGATTCAGGTAGATGGTCACCATCAATATAGATAAAGTCATACTTAACTTCTCTATGTTCTTTTAACCAGTCACCACTAAATGCTTTATGTGCTTGAACCTTCTTACCATACGGAGCAGTCTGTTCTTTGTAGGCTTCTTGTATATCTGCCCAATCATATACTGACTCATGAGGTAGATTACCACACCAAGGGTCTACATCTACAAGCAATGATGATGGGTCAGTAAGGATATTCTTTAATAACCATGCTGAACAATTGCCAGTAAAGACACCTATCTGTAGGAATCTAAGATTCTTTTTGCCCTTGAACTCTGCTAATCCTAATTCAAAATCAGTATTAGTATTGTTGTCATAGAACCATTTAGGAAAATTATTTGCTTTCATTTTTAAACGCTTCTATTACAAACGTAGTTAAAAATTCTACCTTTTCCTCTAACCTATTGACCTGGTCTTTAACACTTGAGCCTCCATTGGGGCGAAGTTCTGACAGATAGTGTTTCACTAAGTGTCTTACTCCTACGGCCAATGCGCCAAGTAAAGTAGTAATTGATACTGCAATCGCAGCCCAGTCAGCAGGTGTCATAGTATTATACCGTTCTAATAGTTATTTCGATAACGCCACCAAAGCCATCAAAACGCTTATCAGGTGGTGTCATACGAGTAAATGAGACTTGTTCAATAACTACTTGACGGTTCTCACCAGTAGTTAAATCTTGCCAAGCAACAACATCGCCATTCTCTTCAACATCTTCTAATGCTTGAAGTCGGGTAAATGCTTTGCCTTCATATCCAGATACTACGTTATATCTATCTGTTTCGATATCAAAACAATAGACTGGAAACTTCATAACTCTTTGTCTAGGTGTAGCAATAGTAGCCTTTGCTTGGTATCCCTTAAAGATAGGACCTTTGCTAGTAGTGGTAGTATCACGATTAAATACAAACTTGTAGGCTACATACTCTTGCGCTGTATCAGGACTATTAGTACCAACCTCAACGGCGGTTACTCCTGCTTCATAGGTAATGTGGTCATACTCAACGCCATCTTTATCTACACTTTCTAATACTAATGAACCAAAGGTAAAGTCACCACGAGCAAGTAAACGCTTAAAGTTCTTAGGCTCTAATGTTCCATAACGAATATAGCCAGTAGTTAGGTAACCAGTTGATGCTAGGGTAGAGGCTGACTCAATGTATGAATAGCCAGGCTTACCAACAAATGCATTAGTTACTGCAGTAGATGCAATAGTTCCTGATGTTGTAGTTGTAAAAGTAATTGTATTTGTAGTTACTGAGGTAATAGTCCAGTTGCCATCAAGGGCAGCATCTACACCTATAACATAGAT